GGCAGTACCACGCACGCGGACCACCATCAAACACCTTGCCGCACTGGCGGCAGGTGCGCGGGCGCATGGTGGACTTAATGCTTTTTGCGGCGCAATCCGGGCACTTTACCTGATCATCGTACTGCGGCAGGAAAACCCCACCGCAGGAGATGCATTTTCTGGGTGCTCTTGTTGGCATGGCATTGCCTCCCTATGCGATGATGGAGATAACAACAGGATCGGAAATAATAACCTCACCTGCGTCCTCGCCGTACTCGTAAGAGTTACCCGCGATAACGGCGATGTGGCGACCGAAATAGTCACCGTTATAGCGCGCGGAATCATCCAGCGCGTTTACCTTGATACCGCATAATCCGTTGAGTTCCTCGCCGGTGTCCTCGCCGTTGTCCCAGATGTGGGAAACGTGGTCGATCTCACCGAGCGCGAAGGGCTCTTCCTGCTTGCGGACTGCGATGCATGCGTAATCAAAATCATATTCTTCCGCGACTGCGGCGATACGGTCGCGCTGCTCTTTGGTAAGGGTCATTGTTGTTACCTCCTGTTATGTATATTGTACCGCTGATTCGGTGCGGTGACAAGCGTTTTTTATATCTTCCGCCGCGGGTGCGTGAGCCGGGCGGGAGAATGAGAGGGGGTGGTGAGGCTCCCATGCTTAACGCGTCCAGGTGGATGTGATGGAAATGATCTCGTCGTCGGTTACGTCCTCGGTGCTGTTGGTGCTGAATGTGATCTCAAGCGGCGTGTGGCGCGGTGCGATGTAGTCATCGGTGATCCACTCGTCGCCGTCCTCGGTGACGATGGTAACAATGGGCGCGTCCTGCGTGCCGGTCGGGTAGTCGATGCGGTACACCTCGCCGGAGATGGTGCGGGTGGCCGGTACGATCTGAAGCAGGGCGGCGATAATGGCGATAAACTTCGTCATGATGGTTTTCCTTTCTGCCCTCGTTCCTCCGGGGCGGGTGGTGGTTAGTTCCAGCGGTTAAAGTCGAATAGGTCGCTATCAGGGAATGCAGCGTTGAGAGTATCGCCTTTGTTAGTGACGGCCTCGTAACGATCGAGACAGGAAAGCCAGTTTTCGGCGGCTTGCTGCTCGGTGATGCGGTAGATACGATTAAGGGTGATATAACCATCGCCTGCGGATGCGTACTTGTTGCCGATGACTGCGTTCTGCTTGGTGAGGATTGGGTAATTGGTTTTCATGGTGTGTACCTCCAAATTAAAATTTATGGGTGCGGGCTTTAAGGGTGAACCTGCGAGAACCTTTTATGCCTTGGTGAGCAAGAGGCGCTGTGCGTGGGAAAGGTCGAGTTCGTAAGCCTTGCCGCCCTCGTGCGTGAGGGTGACGGTTGCGGTGCTCGTGCGGTGCGTGCCGTTGATCTTGCGTGTGCCGGTGGCGGTTACGGTAAAGAGATCGCCGCGAGTGCCGCGGTAGGTGTCGCCGATTGCGAAAGTCTTGTTGATGATGGTCATCATTTTTTAACCCTCCATCCAGATGTTATAAAGCTGCTCGGCCGTGAAGTCCTTGTAGTAGCCGATGCGCATTGTGTGCTCTTCTTCTTCCTCTACCCATGTGATGTAGAGGTTGTTCTCGGTGGTTTCGGCGCTTACAAAGTAGCCGTTTACATCATAGTCGATCTTGGCGTTGTCGTACCAGCGGGTAATGCAGTGCTTTAAGTAGCTGCTGAGATTGGTGGTTGCGGTCATATTGATTACTTCCTTTCCTTTACTGTGACTATAGTATATCAGTTAACTGACAATGAATCAATGCACATTCTATACAAATATCAGTTAACTTATTTATGCAATATGTCAGTTTACTGATATGGCCTGACTGTGCTATCATAGTAGCACAAGGAGGCTTGACAATGGCAACACAGAAATACACAGGCACAGAGGCGCAGAAGAGAGCCAGCACCGAATATAACCGGCGGCGCGATAACATTATGCTGCGCCCGACAAAAGAGGAAGGTGCGCAGATCAGGCAGGCCGCAGCCGATGCCGGACAGAGCGTGCAAGGTTATGTACTGGGTGCTGTGCGCGTCCAGATGGACAAAGACAAGGAGGACAAAGCGTAGTGTATGATAGAGTAGATGCAAGCAGCGGCGAAAGCCTGTGCCGTACTATGGCAGAGGAATGCGATACCGCGATCTTAGCATTTTCCACAGGTAAGGACAGCATTGCAGCGTGGTTGCAGTTGAGGAAGTATTTCAAGCATGTAATCCCGTATTATTGTTACACTGTGCCGGGTCTGGAATTCGTCGAAAACAGCCTCGCATACTATGAGGATTTTTTCGGCACTCACATTTACAGACTGCCGCACAGATCACTGTACCGGCTGCTGCGAAATCTGGTCTTCCAATCGCCGGAGCATGTAACCAAGATCGAGGCGCTGGACTTGCCGGGCGAAGAATATGACGATGCCGAAATCGGCGAGATCATCCGCGAATGCAAGCGCCTGCCGGAATGCGTATACACTGCGACTGGCGTTAGAATGGCAGATAGCCCTATGCGGCGTATCGCCATGAAAACACATGGAGCGATCAACCACAATGCAAAGCGGTTCTATCCGGTGTTCGATTGGGTAAAAGCCGACCTGCTGCGCGAATTTGATGCAAGCGGTGTTCGGCTGCCGGTAGACTACAAGCTGTTCGGTAGAACGTTCGATGGTATTGATTATCGGTTTTTGAAGCCGATCAAGGAGAATTTCCCGCGGGACTACGAGAAGATTATCACATGGTTCCCGTTGGCAGAGTTGGAGTTATTCAGGAGGGGCGAACTGTAATGGGATATTGGAACGACGACGAAGTTAAGGAAACAAAAGACGATCACATTGAATTAGAGCAGCTCGAAAGCGAGTGCCTCGATGAACTGGGAGACGTAGAAAAGAGTTTCCGTGAGCGCATGGGCGCTGAGAACAAGCGATTCCGCGATATGTGCGATACTGAATATTGGTGTTGTATCTGCTTTACCAGCCGAGCGCAGAAAGAGGAATTTCTCGCATCCCTCGAATTCGATACCGATCTAAAGTATATCGAAGGTAAGGAATTCGCGCGGGCGGTCAAGCGTCCGATTAAAACCGAAGATATGAAGTTTGCGCGAATCGGCAAAGGCTCAAAGGAATATTTGAGCAAAATCATTGGTGAATAAATATAACGGAAAGGATTATCTGCGAAAGATAGTCCTTTTTGTATATTTGAAAGGAGGTGTGAAGCATGGGTAGTGGTTATGGTAGTGGCAGACTTGCAAACCGTGGTCGTTCTGGCGGTGTGCGCCGTCGTAGCGTAGCGGTTGGCCGTCGTGCGGCTGGCGCTCGTGGCGCTCGCTCGTCCTCGACCTAAGTAAACACAACTCAACAGACAAAGCACCGAGACTTTCCCGGTGCTTTTCTATTGGGTGAAAGGAGGTTAGGAAATGCCGAGAGGCAGACCGAAGAAAGTAATTGATCTTGAAGCCGTCGAAGAACTTGCCGCAGAGGGCAACACCCAAGCGGACATTGCGGATGCTCTGGACTTTGCGAGAGGAAACTTTCTGAATCGCAAGGATGTAAGGGCGGCTTATGTACGCGGCGTGTCACAGATGCGCTTGCGTTTGAGACACTGGCAGGTACAGGCGGCTAAAGGTGGAAATATACAAATGCTGATCTGGTTAGGTAGGCAGTACCTCGGGCAGAGCGATACACCTGCACCGATGGAAAGCGATAACGACAACGGCGTGCAGCCGCTCGTTGATATGCTGATGAAGCCTGCACCGGACAGAGACATAAAGGATTTTGAAGATGGATAATATCCCCGCACCGTTCACGAAAAAACAAGTGGATTATTTCTATAAATCCCTTCATAGCTGGTTCAACGTGGCCGAGGGCGGCAAGCGTGGCGGTAAGAACGTATTGCAAACAACGGCGTTCTGCGCTCGATTGGAAAAGCACCCGAACAGATTTCACCTCATTGCAGGCGTTTCTACTGCGTCGGCAATGCTTAATATCATCGACTGCGACGGTTACGGCATGATTAACTATTTCGGCAAGCAGAATTGCCGGGTAGGTAAGTACCAGAACCGAGACTGCATCTACGTCAAAACGCGGAACGGCGCTGAGAAGATCGTGCTTGTATCCGGTGGTCGTAAAGACGGCGACGAGAAGAACATCAAGGGCAACACTTACGGCCTTGCGTATATCACCGAGGCAAACGAGTGCCACCCTAAGTTTGTGCAGGAAGTATTTGACCGTACCATGACGAGCGGCGACCGCGGTATTTATCACGATCTTAACCCGAAGGGCGAGAACCACCCGTACTACACGGACGTGCTCAACTTCCATATGGAGAAACAGCGGGAGAACCCAAACTACGGTTTTAACTACGGACATTTCACCATTGCAGATAACCTTTCTGTTTCGGATGAACGCTTGAAAGAAATCCTTGCGACATACGACCGCAAGAGCATCTGGTATCAGCGTGATATCCTCGGTATGCGACGTGTTGCAGAGGGTCTGGTTTATCCTATGTTCTCGACCGAACTGCACGTTACGGATGGTGAAGGTTCCGGCAATCGCTGGTTTGTGTCCTGCGACTACGGCACGATTAACCCGACCGTGTTCCAGCTTTGGCGGTTTGATGAAATGACCTGCAAATCAACTTGCGTGCGTGCGTATCGGCACGACAGCCGCAAGGAGAAGAAACAGAAAACAGATGAGGAATACTACGCCGATCTTGAAACGTTCGTCGGTGGTCAGTATATCGAGGCGATCATTATTGACCCCTCGGCTGCATCGTTCAAGGAAACAATCCGCAGACACGGTAAATTCCGTGTGCGTGACGCAGACAACAGCGTGCTTGACGGTATCCGCCTGATGGGAACGCTGCTTGCTGCTGGTTATGCACAGTATAATGCAAGCTGTACCGGAGCAATCGACGAATTCGGCATGTATATGTGGGACGATAAATCCCCCGAAGATGCGGTTATCAAAGAGTTCGACCATGATATGGACGCATCACGCTATTACTTCCAGACGATAGTGCGCCGAGAAGTTAGAGCAAGGGGGCTTGTGAATGTTTGAACGGTTGAAGCAGTTAATAAAGGCGGTGAGGCAAGCAATGATTCCGGCAAACAAAATTGAAGAGCTGACAGGGGCAACGGCGGTCTATGATTCCACGATGCAGTCAAACATTGACTTGTGGAGACGGATGTATATGGACGATGCCGAGTGGCTCGGTCAGCACGGCAACCGGAATGTTACGTCTTGCGGCCTGCCGTCGGCTATCTGCCGAGCAGTGGCACGCCCAACCACCATTGAAAGCACCATCACTGTTGATGGCGGCGCACGAGCAGAGTTCCTAAACGAAAGCCTGCGCGGTATGATTCCACACATGCGAATTGACGTTGAAAAGGGCCTCTCTGTCGGCGGTTTTTTCTATAAGCCTTTTGTCTCAGAGAACCGTGTGCTTGTGGACTTTAACACGGTCGGCAGCGCGTACCCGGTCAGCGTTGACAGCAACGGCGAAATCACAGCGGCAGTATTCGCGGATACCAAGCGAGAAAAGAACCGCTATTATACCAAGCTGGAGTATCACGAACTGAAAAGCGGCGTGTACACCATCAAGAACAAGGCGTACAACTCCGACAAGAACGGTAGTATCGGCTCGGAAGTACCGCTGAATACTGTAGAGGACTGGGCACAGATTGCACCGGAAACGACGATTCAGAATGTAGAACGTCCGCTTTTCGGTTTTTTCAAAGTGCCGATTGCAAACAACATCGAACCAGAAAGTCCGCTTGGTGTGTCACTTTACAGCGGCGCAGCAGTTGACCTCATCCGGCAGGCTGACCAACAGTGGGAACGGCTCATGTGGGAATATGAAAGCGGCGAACGCCGTATCCTGATGAGTGATTCTGCGATTCCGCAGCGCGTTGTAGATGAGCACGGACTATCGCACACGAACCCGCTGCTCCGTGACCGTCTGTTCCGCCGGATGCCGTTTGAAAACGTAGACTTCTATCAGGCGTTTTCGCCGGAATTCCGCAACGATGCGCTATACAAGGGATTCCAAGATACCTTGAAGATGATCGAGCTGAACTGCGGCTTGTCTTTCGGAACGCTGTCCGACCCTCAGACGGTAAATGCAACTGCAACCGAGATCGTATCCAGTAAGCAGACAATGTACGTCACCGTGAGGGATACGCAGGCGGCACTTGAACACGCTCTGAACGGCCTGCTGTATGGCATGGACGTTTACGCCACGCTTTACGGTCTTGCGCCTGCTGGTGATTGGGACTTGCAGTGCGATTGGGGAGACGGCGTTGTGCAGGACACCGAGAGCAAGCAGAAAGAACTTGCGGATATGCGCAATGACGTTTCTGCCGGTCTTATTCGAGGCGAGCTGTACATTGCAAAGAAGTACGGCGTAACCGAGGAAGAAGCTCGGGCAATGATGCCGAACGCTGAAAAGTTAACAGAGGGAGAGGAATAATCAAACTGTTAGCAAATCGACTTTGATAATCGCATAACCCGCTTTGATAAAGTGAATCCAGCGCCACAAGGCGCTTTTTTCATGCCCGCAACGGCATTAAACTACGGAAATTGGCTATCCTGCAAGCCTAAAAGTGCAGGCAGATCGGTGACGGCGACCACCTAAAACGCCTAATCTGAAAGGAGTACACACATGAAGAAAGAAGAACTGTTAGAAATCGGTCTGACTGACGAACAGGCAGATAAGGTTTTTGCACTGAACGGCAAGGACGTTGAGAAATACAAGTCACAGGCGGCAGAAGCCAAGAAAGACGTTACCGACCTGCGCGACCAGCTCACCCAGCGCGACAAGGACATTGAGGACTTGAAGAAGAATGCGGGCGACGCGGACGACTTGAAGACCAAGCTCGACACCCTGCAGAAGAAGTACGACACCGACACCGCAGAATTCCAGAGCAAACTTGATGCACGCGATTATGCGGACGCAGTACGCGCCGGTATCGCCGCAAAGGGTATTAAGTTTACCTCCAAGGCGGCAGAAAAGGCATTTATCGCTGACCTGACCGCAAACAAGCTGGAAATGAAGGACGGCACGCTGACCGGCTTTGACGATTACTGCAAGAAGCAGCAGGAATCCGACCCGGCGGCATTTCAGAGCGAAAAACCCGCTCCGACGTTTGCAAATCCGATTCAGAATCCCGCACCGCATACGGTAAGTGCTGCCGGTCTGGCTGCGCAGCGGTATTCCGCACAGTTCGCACCCAAGGGAAAGGAGTAAATAACCTATGGGCACTTATGTAAACAAAGTTGACGGTGCACGCAAGCCGTCTATCCTCGCAAGCGAAGTTGGTCTGATTACCAAGACCCGTCTCATTCCCGCAACCCTCGGCACTGCTGATGGCAATCGAAAGGTTGTTAAGCAGGGCACTATCTTCCCGCTGAACGACAACACCGCAGAGGGCATTGTGTTTGAGGATGTGGACGTAACCAACGGCGACCGTGTAGCTGCTGTTATTGTTGCTGGCCGTGTATATGCAAACCGCCTGCCCGCACAGCCGAGCGCGGACGATAGCTCCAAGACTGGCGCAAAGTCCACCCTCGAAAAGAGCGGCGTTGTTTTTGTTAACGCGCCGGAAACCACCAGAGCGTAAAGGAGTAATAACCTATGGAATTTGTAGAACTGCTGAAAGAAGCTGAACTGCTGGACTTCGGTCAGAATTTCAACATTGCACGCCCGGAGCTGTCCGGCGACCGCCTGTTCCCTGACCAGAAGACGCAGAACATCACCGCAAAGTATCTCGCTATGTCTGACAGTGCATACCTGCCGACCATGGCAACCGTGCACGCGCTCGACGCAGAGGCACAGATCGGCTCCCGCCCGACTGCAAGCATCGTAACCGTTGAGAAGCTGCTCATCAAGCGCAAGATCAACCTTTCTGAGCGTGTCCGCCTGCTCCGCAACCACGGCGTAAGCACCAACAACGAGATTCTCGACTATATCTTTGACGATATGGCGCGTCTGGCCGAGGGTGTAAAGACCCGTACCGAGGTTGCAAAGCAGGAGCTTCTTGCAACCGGCAAGATGACCATCAACGAGAACCACGTCAATACCACTATCGACTTCGGTGTTCCGACCGACCACACGAACAAGGCTTTCGATTGGTCTACCGAGGCAAAGGCAAAGACCATCCTCGACGATATTCAGGGCGTGCGCGACGCTGCTATTGCAACCGGCCGTGTACTGCGTGAGATCGTCACCAGCTCTGCTGTTCTCAGCCTGCTTGCTAAGAGCGCTGTTATCCAGAACGCGCTTTTCGGCTCTGCTTTCGCTGGTCGTCTGGCAACTCAGGACGAAATTACGAGCCTGTTCTCCCGCCTGTTCGGCATCGAGCGCATCACTGTAAACGATCAGGTTTACAACTACGAAAAGGCAGACGGAACGCTGACCACTCAGCGCTACTTCCCGAAGAACAAGATTGCGTTCCTCGCAACCATGGCAAACGGTTCGTTCGGCGCCGGTCTGTGGGGTGTAACTCCGGAAGAGGAAGCACAGGGCGCATTTACTGCTGCATCGCAGAACCAGTACATCACCATGACCCAGTGGCAGACCCCTGACCCGGTTGCAATCTGGACTAAGGCATCCGGTATGTTTATCCCGGTTCTGCCCGACCCGAACGGCCTGTACATTGCAACTGTAACCCTGCCGTCGTAAAGAAAGGAGCAATCCGCCGTGTACGCAAACTATGACTTTTACCGCACCTGTTATAAGGGTAATCTGATTGATGAGAAGGATTACGACCGCGTAGCAGGGAGAGCGGCGGATATTATCTCTTGCGCAACGCTCGGACGCTCTGACGGCGTTCTGAGCGACACTGTAATGCACCGAGTAAAACGCCTTAACTGTGCGCTGGCAGAAGTCATGCACAATCAGGAAACCGCAGAATCCGCCGTCTTTTCTACGGACGGCGGCGCGGTATCCTCTGAGAGTGTCGGCTCGTGGTCTCGCAGTTACGGCGCTAACTCTGCTATTGCTGCACAGGTGCAGAGCATTGAAGATCGGCAAAAGCGACTTATCGCACAGTATTTGTGCGGTACTGGCTTACTCTATGGCGGTATCGGCTGATGAAGTATCCTATTACTCCGGAATACCTTGAAAACGCGCCTAAACCGCTTGTGAAAGCAATCCTCGCAATGGAAGATGACCTGTTGCGTGAGATTTGCTCTCGCTTCAAGCTGACCGGCGAACTGAATGAGGTAACGATCAACGACATACGCACGCTGAAAGCATATGGTCTGGATATGGATACCATCGAACGGCGTATCGCAAATCATACCAAGGCCAGCACGGAGGAAGTGCAGGATGCGCTTGACCGCGTTGTAAAGCTGAACCGCGAGTATTACGGCGAGCTGTCCGACAAGGCAGGTATTACAATGCCACTTGAAATCGTGACGGCGCGAGAAATTGAACTGATTCGCAAGCAAATGCTCGATGAGTACCGCAACATTACCCGTTCTTTGGGTTTTGCTGTGCAGACGAACGGCGAAATCGTGTTCCGCCCTATCGCTAAAGCCTATCAGGCTGTGCTTGATAAGGCAGAAATGAAAGTGTACTCCGGCGGCTTTACGGTGCAGCAGGCACTTGAAGATGCTGTACGGGAACTGGCTGACAGCGGTATTCGTACCGTTGATTATGCGTCCGGTTGGATGAACCATGCTGACGTTGCGGCGCGGCGCGCTATTGTAACCGGTCTGAATCAGGTTACATCCAAGTATGCCGAAGAAGCGGCGGAGGTGTTGGAAACCGACTTATACGAAGTGACCGCCCATCGTGGAGCACGCGATAAGGACAAACCGCACGTTTGGTCAAATCATAAGCGCTGGCAAGGCAAGGTATACGCCACGAAAGACGGCAGCAAGTACCCGAATATCTACAAGGTTTGCGGATTGGGACAGGTTGACGGCTTGGAGGGCGCTAACTGTAGACACCACCGGCATCCGTTTTTGGAGGGCGTTTCTGAGCGCGTCTATACGGACGATGAACTAAAGAACATCGACCCGCCGCCGTTTGAGTATCAGGGCAAGACTTACACCGCCTACGAAGCGACGCAGATGCAGCGCAAGTTGGAAACAGCTATGAGGAAGCAGACACGGCGTAGGATGGCGTTTGAAGCTGCCGGTGATACCGAGCAAGCCAACAATGCAAAGATACGTCTGCAAGCGTTACGGCGCGAATACAAGGCATTTTCCGAAGCGGCAGAATTGCCGACACAGTTTGAAAGGGCAAAGGTGACAGCATGAAATTACCGCACACTGTGACGATCTTTCAGCCGTCCGGCCGAACCGTGCTTACAGGCGTGTTGCTGGAAAGCACCAGAGGCACAGCGGCAACGAAAACCGCACTTAACAGCGCGGATTCCGTCACGCTGCATATCCCTCTGCCGTGCGAACTTACGCTATCGCCTGAAAAGGACTATTTCGCCCGTGGTGATGTGCCGGATGAGGGCAGCTACCAGAAATGCCGTGAGAAGCACGAGACATACCGGGTGACAAGCATTTCACGCTATGACTACGGTCTGTTGCAGCATTTGGAGGTGGGCGGACGATGATTCGCTATTCTCTGAATCTGAAAGTGCCAAAAAACGTACTGGAAAAGCGCGTCGTAAAGGCTAACAAGTGGCTTTGTGAGGAAATCATCAAGGACACTGATCAGTTTGTTCCCGCGCGAACCGGAGCACTGGCAATGAATGTGCACCGGCAGGGGAATACCATCGTGTACGCCTCTCCCTATGCACGATTCCAGTATTACGGCAAGGTGATGATTGACCCGGCAACCGGCAGTACGTTTGCACCCAAGGGCACGCGCAAGGCGTTGACAGACCGGAACCTCAAATACAGCAAGGGGATGCACAAGAATGCGCGTCCTCACTGGTTCGAGGCAAGCAAGGCGTTGAATGAAACGCGTTGGATGGAAGGAGTGCGCAAGATTTTGACCGATGAGTGAGAAATTGAACACGGTAACAGCTCGTGAACAAGACGGTGTTTCACGGGCTGTTCTTTTGTGGCTGAAAGGCTATGCTCCCGAAATCGAGTTTGAATATCTCCCGCCGGAACGGTCAGGCATGATGCTTACCAGTGTACAGAGCGCGTATAAAACCGCACAGTACATTGACGGCGGATATGCTGCACAGTACCCGTTCGGCGTGATGTATCGCGCCCTGCCGACCGACAGCGAGGAACGTCTCGACGTTGAATCCTTGCTGAATGAGCTGGGAGCATGGGCGGAAGAAAACCCGCCTGATCTCGGCGAGGGAATGACCGTCACATCTGTTGAGCGAACGACCCCTGCGGGGCTTATCGCTCGATACGAAGATTTAACCGAGGATTACCAAATCCTCTTAACCATTAACTATGAAGTTGAGGTGTAAAAATGGCAACTGAAAAGATTAAACGTCCTCTGATTGCACACTTTCTGGATACGTCCGACAAGATGGGCGAGTATTCGGATGCAAAGTGGGCACGAATCGGCAAGAATGTAACCGAAGCATCTACGGACTACGGTGCACAGACTGAGACCGAGCAGGATATTATCTCTGATTCTGCAACTACTGAGATTACCGGCTATCAGCCGACCATGAGCGTTTCTCAGCAGTGCACCAAGGGCGACGGTGTGTTTGAGTTTATCGACAAGAAGCGTCGCGCTCGTGCTACTCTGGCAGATTCTCACGCATGGCTGCTGAACGTGGACATGTGGAATGCTACCAGTGACAGCGACACTGCAACCTACGTTGCAGAAGTACAGGAAGTATCTGTACAGGTTGATACCTACGGCGGCGCGGGCGGCGAATCTCCGACGCTGGAATATACGCTGAACTATGTAGGCGACCCGATTCCGGGCACTGTTAAGATCACCGGTGGCGCACCGGTATTCACTGCGAACGTATCCGTATAAGGAGGTAACGAGGAATGGATAGTATCCGCGTAAACAGCGGCGTAAAGGTTATTGAAGTCAACGACAAGGGAGAGACGATCTCCCTTCCGCTGTCTGATGATAGCTTTGTCAAAGGCTTTTTCGACCTGCTGAATGAAATCAAAGACAAGGCAACGGCTATTTCTGAGAAGAAAGGCGACGTTCTGGACACTCTGGACGATATCGTAGCGTTTGACAAAGACGTTAGGGACAAAATCGACGCGCTGATTGGCGAAAATACTTGCGCGAAGGTGTTTGGCGCGGTTCTTCCGTCCTCCGACCAGTTCCTTGATTTCTTCGCACAGCTTACCCCCATCATTGACAGCCACGTTGAGAAGCGTGCAGCAAACATGAGCAAGTACAGCGCGGAGCGTGTCGGCAGTGTTTAACATGCTGCTCGACCGCCTGCCAAGCTCTTACAAGGGGTATCTGATTCGCACGGATTACAGAATCGGCATTCAGATTTCCCTTGCACTGGACGACCCGAATTTAAGCGATAATGACCGTGTATGGGTGGCATTATCCTTGCTTTACGGAGCAGGGATGCCACCCATTGACATTGCACTGGAAGGTTTACAGTGGTTTGTTCGCTGCGGCGACGATAGAGAAATTGAACCCGGCGGTAAACGCATGATGTGGTTCGATTTCGATTCTGCACGGTTGTACGCATCGTTCCGGCAGACGTTCGGCATTGAGCTGCACAAGGTCAATCTGCACTGGTTTGAGTTTATGGCAATGATGGAAAGCCTTAACGAAGATTCGGCAATGTCTCATGCCCTGCAAATCAGAGGCACGGACACAAGCAAAATGAAGGGAAAACAGAAACAGGAATACGAACGTCTCAAACGTAATTTAACCCCTGTACCCGCACTTTCCGAAGAGGAAAAGGAAGCTATTGACGCTTTTTGGGCGCAGATCAATTAGAAAGGCGGTGAATAAATGGCGGATGGCTCTATCAGAATCGAAGCTACTGTAAGCGACGAACAAGCGAAAAAGCAGATTGCACAAATGACGAAAGACATTGAGAAGCAATCAGCCGCCGTAGATAAACAAGCCGCAAAGGTACAAAAACTTGCTGAACAGTGGAACAAGGTAGCCGCTGGCGGCACGAAGGGCATTAAAATGCAAGCCGACCTTGCAGCAACGGAGAAAGAAGCCGCACGTCTGGCTGCTCGGTTGGATGAAGTAAACGCTGAGATTGAAAAGGCTCAGAGCGATTACAACACCAAACTGAAACAGGCGGCAACGGGCGCAATCCCACAGGAGGAATTCTCGGAATCGGCGCAAAAGCTGAATTCGCTTGTTGCTGAATCGGATAAATTGGGCGAAGCTCTGCGAAACGCAGATGATAAAGCGGCACAACTGAAACAACAGCTTGCCGAGATCAAGCAATCGTCCACGATGAGCAGCGCCGGTCAGAATGTACGGCAAAACCTTTCCAATGAGACCACGCAGTTAGAGAACATGAAGGCCGGGCTGAAACAGTCCAAGTCGGAAATGAATGACTTCGTAAGTCAGACAAATTCCAAAATGGCTAAGCTGAAACGAGTTATTGCGGGTTTGGGCGCTGGCTTGAAAACGTCTGTCGGAAGTCTGCAAAATTTTCTCGGCGGCAAATTGGGCGCAGCGATTGACAAGCTCAAAGCCAAATTCTCCAATTTCGGACGTTCCAGCCAAAAGTCCATGAAGAAAGCCACGGGCGGCGTACAGTCGTTCGGTGTGCGTCTGCGATCTATCGTTGCGGGCGCGTTGTTCTTCAACTTGATTTCCAAAGCGCTTACGGCAATGGCTGACCGTTTGGGCAAGGCTCTGCTTGCGAACCAAACGTTTGCAAAGTCGTTCGGACAGGTGAAAAGCAACCTGCTGACGGCGTTTCAACCTATCTATGAATCTATCATCCCATGGCTGAATAAGCTGATGCAGGCTCTTGCACAGGTAACGGCGCAGATGGCGCAGTTTATCGCGTCTGTGTTCGGTACGACCGCACAGCAGGCACAGGAAAACGCAAAGGAACTGAACAAGCAAACGGATGCACTTGACTCCACGGCATCGTCTGCGAAGAAAGCTGAAAAGGCTCTTGCATCGTTCGATACAGTCCAGAAATTAACCAATAACAGCAATAATACGACCGACCCGAGCGCACCTAAGTTTGATACGGATTATTCCACAGCAAAAAATCAGACACCGCAATGGCTCACTGACTTCTGGAAAGTATTTCAGGATTCGTGGGCGCAGTACGGACAGCAGACCATTGAAAGCGCAAAAAACGCTCTTTCTGCGCTGAAAGACATGGTTTCCGCTATCGGTCAGTCGTTTATGGCAATCTGGACGAGCGGAACCGGACTTGAAACGCTTAACAACATTCAACTGATGCTGCAAACCATCTTCGATCTGATTACCGCCATTGCAACGGCATTTACCAATGCGTGGAACACGAACAACACGGGCGAACAGATGTTGCAAGCAATCATGAACTTGCTGAACACGATCATTCAGATTATCACATCTATTGGTCAGGCGTTCATTGCGGCATGGAACGATGGTAACGCGGGACAAATCATGTTGCAGGCTATCATGACAGCGATTACGAATGTTGTTAGCTTTGTAAATTCCATCGGTCAAGCGTTCATTGTTGCTTGGAATCAAGCCGGTTTGGGCGAAAGCATTATGGGACACATCATTTCTATCATCACGAACATTGTAAACGCAATCGGAAACATCTCACAGAGATTGCAGGAAGCGTGGGAGAAGAACAATAATGGCGTGCAAATTTGGGAAGCAATTCTCGGCATTGTTGATTCTATCCTCGGATTTATTGACCGAATCACGGAAGCTACTGCACAATGGGCGGCACATCTTAACTTTGAGCCGCTTATGGAATCTATCAAGAATATCCTGCAAGCAATCAAGAATCTTGCGGATTCGCTCGGTGATGTACTGGGTGATTTGTACGAAAATGTCGTCCTTCCGATGCTGACGTGGGTAATTCAAACCGGATTGCCGGGTTTGATTAACCTGCTTGCAAGCGTGATTCAGTTCCTTGCGGAGCATAAGACATTGCTTGCACTTCTCACTGACGCAGTAATTGGCTTTGTTACAGCGTTCAAAATTACTTCTATCATTCAGCAGCTTGCGTCTATGGCAACGGCAATCGGAAAGGTAGTCTCCGGAATTAGCCCGCTGACGGCTGTATTGGCTCTTGTAATTGCGCTGACTGCCGGAATTATGAGTGCATGGAGCAATCTTACTCCTCTGGAACGTGCAACAACCGTTATTTACGGAATTGTTGCCGCTGTTGCTGCATTGGCTGTTGCACTTGGTGCAGTAACCGGCGCAGCGGGTGCTATAGCGGCGGCTGCTGCATTGGCTATCGGCATTGGCATGGTGTATAAGAACATCAACGCTGCAAGCAAACGATCTGCATCGTCCACAAGAGCCTACAGTCTCGGCAATGCCGATCGACCTGTTGCGCCTTATTCGCTTGACATTCCTGCCCTAGCAAACGGCGCGGTTATCAGCCCGAACAGCGAATTTCTCGCTCTGTTGGGCGATCAGAAAAGCGGCGTGAACGTGGAAACCCCGCTGTCTACCATGATTGATGCGTTTAACGCGGCACTGGATGCACGCGGCGGCACCGGCAACAGCAGTCAGCCTATCGAGCTTTACATCGACGGCGCGAAGTTTGCACGCATTACCGGCCCGTACAACAGCGGCGAAACGCGGCGGCGCGGCGTAAGTCTTGTAACAGGAGGTGCATAAATGGAACTTACCGTAGACGGCAAGAAGTACAACGTCCTTGTTACAAGCCTTACCCGTAAATTTCAGGTGCTTGACGGCGAGAACGCAGAGCGAACGCTCAGCGGCGCAATGATTCGCGACATTATCGGTACGTTTTACAACTACGAGATTACGATTCTTCCCGCAGTTGGCAAGTACGGCGACTACGATGCGCTGTACGAGGTTCTGAGTGCACCGCAGGACAGTCACAGAATTGTTGTTCCGTATGCACAGAGCACGCTTACGTTTAACGCATATGTTACTGCTGGACAAGATAACCTCATTCGCAAGAAACCCGGAGAAGCATACTGGACGGGACTTTCCGTTCAGTTTATCGCAATGGCACCGCAAAGGACGTGACACATGGGAACCAATACAATCACATATCTTGACCGCACGTTCGATGCACACGATGTAATCAGCGGAAATGCGTACTATGCGCGTCCGCTGAACAGTGCCTCGCTGGAAATTGACACGTTTTCCTTTGATGTGCAGTCGGACGATACCAGTTTAACGGAGTTTATCCGTAACACCCCACTGACTTTCTACCATGACGGAAATCAGATGGGGATTTTTTATGTTCAGACAATCTCGCGCACCTCCATCAACACTTACCACTTTACCTGCACCTCTACCGTTGGTCTGTTGGATGAAACCTACCACGACGGCGGTATTTATACCGGCGAAACCGTGCGCGAAGTGTGTACGGACATTTGCAAGCCGCTGACCTGCTATGTGAAGTCTAACATTGCCAACATCAAACTGTATGGCTGGCTTCCTATCGCAACTCGGCGCGAAAACCTCGCGCAAGTGCTGTTTGCTATTGGCGCAACGCTGAAAGTGGACTACAACGGCGCAATCCGCATTGAGGGTTTGTGGGACGGACAATCCAGCAAAATTACCGCAAGCGAAATGTATGCGGGCGGCTCGGTAGAATATGCAACTCCGGTTACGGAGGTTATCGTTACTGAGCACGCCTATTCGCAGAGTCCGACAGACGTTACTAAACTTTTCAACGGAACGACTGCGGAAGACGATAAAATTACGTTTAATTCCCCCTGCTACGATCTCGAAGCCACAGGCTTTGAAATCAAGGAAAGCGGCGCAAACTACGCTATCGTTACCGCCGGTTCCGGCGTGCTGAACGGCAAGAAGTACACTCACGTTACGCGACAGGTTATCACCCCGACAAACACCCGCAGTCGCAGTCTGGTTAAACAGTCGGACAACACGATAAAGGTTGAGAACGCAACGCTTGTATCTCTGGTAAACGCAAACGCCGTTGCGGAACGCCTTGCCGAATATTATAGCCACAATGAGCGCATCAATAATAAAATCGCTATCAAACGCGAAACTCCCGGCGATGTGGTGCAGATTTCGCACCCTTACGGCGGTGAAGTGACCGGATGTGTTGAAAGCGCAGACGTTACCGTGTCTGGAAAACTGGCAGCGCAGGAAAGCGTATTAGTTGGATATAAGCCGCAGGATATCGGCGAACAGGAGTATTACGATACGGTTGAGGTTCTGACCAAAGACGGGACGTGGACTGTGCCGGATGGAGTTACAAGTGTCCGTATTGTTCTGATTGGCGGCGGTGCAGGCGGCGATTCAGGCGAACGCGGTGAAAACGGCGAAAGTACAGATGAAGCTACCAATACCAACGGAACTCCACGCCCCGGAAAAGGAGGAAAAGGAGGAAAAGGAGGAACCGCAGGCAAGGGCGGAAAAATTTATACTATCGAACTGAAAGTAACTCCAAACGATCAATTCAATGCAAAAATCGGCGTTAAAGGAGTAGGCGGAGAATATTCCTCTGATACTGTGAATGCAGGAACAGCTGGCACGGACACTTCTTTCGCGGGATATACATCGCAAGATGGCGCATCATCTTCTGAGGGATTTTCTGAACCGACAATGGGAATAACGTATGGTGTATGGGGAACCGATGGAATCACAGGCGCAGATGGCGGTGATGGAGGTGTTCCAAGCACAGATGAAAAGGTGAGCGGCAGTCCGGGAGGCGATGTTTTAACATATCTCGGAGGAAAGGGTGGAACTGGCGTTCGTGGAACCAAAAGAGATGGAACCGTTGTAGGCGGTTCTGGCGGTGGCGGCGGTGGCGCTGCGTATGGCATAAATGGTTCGGATGGCGGAAATGCCATTATGAACAGTGGCGGCCTGCGAACAATTCATGGCTACACAGGAGGAAACGGTGGAACTCCAGATGCAATTATAGCACCGACTATATACGGCGCTGGTGGACACGGCGGACACGGTGGCGGTGGCGGCGGCGGTGTAGGCGCTGTAACGCTCAACGCAACTTATTCATCAGAATCTGGAGGAGCAGGCGGAGCAGGAACGAGCGGGACTGACGGTGCACCGGGTTGCGTTCTTATTTATTATCGCCTGCCTAAAGCGCTTTCTGCTTCCGGTGCAGTCCGCGATAAAAACGGCAAAATCATTTCAGACAAATACGGAAGGAGGTTGGTTGTTTAATGGCTGATACTTACTATACAAGCCGTTACAGTGGCGAAGATATTGATAATGCAGTCGATAAGGTAAACGACACCTCAGCCGGAAACGATGCACTCAAAGCGGCATTAGACGCACTGACTGCGCGTGTCGCGGCATTGGAGGGCAAGAACACATGATCTATTTCAACAACTGGGAGCTGACCGCAGATTGTGAAGTGCTTGCCCGCCAGCATGATAATCTGACGCGCTCCATCACAGTTACAGGCGATCTCCCGCCTGACTGGACGTGGGAAATGTATGTGTCAGCAGGTGGGAACATGGACATTCTGCCGATGCAGCAGGATGAAACCGGAATTTCGGTTTTGCTGACTGCACAGAATTTGCCCGTTGCAGGTGAGTACACTTTTGAGCTACACGGCACGCAGGGCGAGAAAACGCGCAGCACAAACGGCATCCATGTATACATCCCGCCTACGATGAGCGGTGACGCACACTGGCCGGAAATTCCGACAGCGTTTACCGAATTTGAAAAGCGAATGCAAGCGCTTGCCAACACTTACCCGACCATTGGCGATAACGGCAACTGGGTAATTGCAGGCAAGGACACGGGCGTAAGCGCGAAGGGCTTAACTCCGTTCATCGGAGACAACGGTAACTGGTGGATTGGCGAAGAAGATACCGGCGTACCTGCATCGGGCGGCGGGCATGGCAATGTGTTTTCAAATGATGTTTCCGCTATTCGCGTTTTGACCCGTGCAGAGTATGACGCCATCGAAAAGCACGATGAAACTGTGCTTTATCTGATAACGGGGTGACGGAATGTATATCGGAGACAAAAGCATTATCGCGTATTTCTTAGGAAAGATGGGAATTTACGAGGCGTATTTGGGCGAGGAACTGCTCTATCGCCGCAAGAGTTCCTACCTTTACCTTGAATTAAACACAAAAGGAGTGTAAAACATGGCATCTTTCTTTAATTTAACACTGGATACGACCGCGCCTGCCGGGCTTACCCTCAAATTGAACAACGGTGCTGCATATGCAACCAGTACGGCAGTAACGGCTACGATTGGTCTGACGGACAGCGTAACGACCGGCTACCAGATGAAGATTTGGGGCGTAGCAGGTGCAGCAACGGAAGCCGAAGCGGCATGGGCAACGTTTGTAAAGTCTAAGGCGATCACGCTGACCACTGGCGACGGCCAGAAAACCGTATCTATTAAGGTACGAGACGACGTAGGCAACGAAACCGCAACTGTTACTGCAAAGATTACTCTGGATACCGCCGTTCCGGTTGTTACGATTACCGGCCCGGACAAGAGCAAGATTTCTAAGGTGGCAACCTTCAACGTATCTGCGTTCTCGTTCTCTGCAAACGCGGACTTCGAGGAATACAAAATCAAGGTTGTTCCGAGTGAATCCAGCCTTGAAAACGCCGGTACGCAGATTCCGGTTACTTCCGGTTCTACCAACACCAGCGGCACTGAGGGCGGCTACAAGGCCGACACTGCAATCAATGTCACTATCAACGGCGCAGACCTCGAAGCTGCATCTTCCGGTGACGGCGTGAAGATCATCAAGGTGTTCGTAAAGAACGCTGCCGGTACTTGGAGCGTGGCGTAAATGGCAGCTCCAAATCTGACTTTTTCCATCACGGGAGAGAGGATTTCGGCGGTTTCTGGCTTCGACAAGGTGATTGTTGCATTTCAGTCGGACATTCCGTACAAGGCATTTGAATGCCGCGCTACGAAGTCCGGCGAGGAATGGGGCAGAGGGAGAGGGACGCTCATTGCGTCCTTCTCCCAAACTCCTGCTGTAACGCAACGTCAGTTCGAGGTCTACGATGATTTCCTACTCTCTGGCGATGGCACTTACCGCATTTCCCTCTACGCACAGGGTATGGATGGCAGTTGGAACGACAACTGGGGCTTTATCCCGTCTGACAGCAACGAAACCATGCTCGACGCGGACGGAAACGAATTTCTCTGCATGAAGGAGTGATGGCATGGCTTACAATTCTTCGCACACCGGCGCACAGATTGATTCTGCGGTCGGCGCGGTAATCGAAAAGGAAGCTACATGGGACAGTAAACAGGATGGGTTAAGGGGTAAGAAAGGACAGCTTGTAGGCTTTACGGCTGACAATGTTCCGGGTGCAGTTGATGCATCGAGTGGCGGCGGCGGTTCTTATATTACGCTGACGTTTGCAAGCGATTTTGTCGGTCAGGTATGGACGCTCAAGGGTGGCGGGGAAACTTACACCGGCACGGTGGACAGCAGTCTGACGGCAACTGTAAGCGTGCTCGGCATTAACACTACTTACACCCTGAGTGCGGTACTGACCGGCGAAATGTACACCGCCGAGGTTACGACCAAGGATTACTTTACGGCGCTGAGTGTCAATCTTGAGAAATTCCAGAGTACAATTACCGTAACCGTAGACAGTGGTTCGACGGTGACGGCGACACTGGGCAGCACGGTATTGACCAAGACGAGCACCGGCACGGCGGTATTTACGGTCGTCAAGGCTGGCACTTGGGCAATCAAGGCTATCAAGGGTGACCAGACAGCAGAGGGCACAGTAAGCATTACCGCCAGTGGTCAGAGTAAGTCGCTGACACTCTTCTATGCAAATGTGTTCGGCGTGGTGTGGGATACGAGCAATTCGAGCACGGCACTGACAAGGTTAACGCCGGAGACCGACCCTTACGGACTGGTTACGCGGTCGGTGACAACTGAACCTGTTCCGGCTGTTGGCACTGGTTCGGGCAGTTCGCCTTTTGATGCGTATGCACCTTGGAGCGGTATGAAAGAATGTAACCTTAATGCGTCTGGTACGGTGACGGCGTGGAAGGGTGATAGCAGCTTCGCACGATCGAATGACTACACTATGGTGTTTGTCCCAGAGTTTTATGTTGCCGCGAAGAGAAACGGTACAAAGCAGTATTTCTACGTTTCGGACAAACCGAAAACTGGCATGACGAAACATCCGGGCAGTGGTAAGTATGTCGGCAGATATCACATGAACAGCGGTGGTGATGGGTACAGTAAGACTGGCGTTTCTCCGTATGTAAATATCACCCGCGCAACTGCGCGAAGCAAAGCTAAGTCGCTCGGCTCGAAATTCCATCTTTACGATTTCGCAACTTACTGCGCAATTATTTTTCTGTATATTGTGGAATTTGCGGACTGGAACTCTCAGAACAAGATTGCATACGGCAGAGCAAACGGTCAATCGTCGGCTGTAACCTCTGGCAAAACGGATACAATGGTCTACCATACGGGAACTGGAGGAAGTAAAATCTCGGACGGTGCCGTAGCATGCCAGTATCGCTCAATCGAAAACCTGTGGGGCAACGTGCTTCAGTGGGTAGACGGCTTTAACGCCAATGGCACAACGGCTTACGCTTGTACTGACCCAAGTAAATATGCGGATGATACTGCAACCGGCTACACCAATATTGGTACACTGCCTGCATCTGGCTACATTAAGGATTTGATCGTTACAGACAATGGTCTGCTCATTCCCAAAACTACCGGCGGCTCGGAAACGACGTACATTCCGGACTACATGTGGTCGTCCTCTGGTTGGTGCGTGTTGTGTGTTGGCGGTCGCTGGAACTACGGTGCGAATGCAGGTCTGTTGTGCTTCAATGCGGGCAGCACTTCGCCGTATTCGAGCTCGAGCATTTCCGCGCGTCTCCTGTGCGAGCCATAAGAAAGGAGTGATCTAAATGAAGGTACACGGCGACAACAAGCCGGAGAAAATCTCCGCGAATAGCCTGCCGAACAAGCTGGGACGCGCGTGGGTAAGGTTTTGCCTGAATCCGGTTGAAACCACAGACGCAGACGGAAACCCGCAGTGGGAGTATGACGAATATGTCACCGAGATTGCCGATGGCGATGACTTACAGGAGCGTGTGACCGCACAGGCTGACGCACTGCTGTTGCAGGCAGTCGGTGAGGAGCTGTATGGCACACCGCTGACCTCAGTTGATGATCTGCGTGAGCAGCGTATCGCAGACAGCAAGACTGACCTCGCTGCATGGCTGTCCGAAAATCCGCTGACATGGACGGATGGTAAGAAGTATGCTGTAACGTCGGAAAAGCAGGCACAGCTTACATCGGCGCTGGCGGTGCAGCAGGTTGCAGAGTCTGCCGGAGTGAAACGTGAGCTGCGTTGGAACTCGACCGGCGATGAGTGTACGGTCTGGCAGTATGCCGATCTGTGTGCGCTGGCACTGGCGATTGCAGCCTATGTTGAGCCGCGCGTGAGCATCCAGCAGGCGGCGGAAGTCGATCTCCGCAATGCCACGACGGCAGAGGAGGTCTTGAGTGTTGCGTGGAATTACGCCTAAGTCTGTGCTCGAGCACTTGCTGTTCGCAGTGATCGGCGGCGTGCTGTACATGCTGATCGAGATCGCATGGCGCGGCTACACGCACTGGTCTATGGGTATCCTCGGCGGCGTATGTTTTGTACTGGTGGGACTGCTGGACGAGGTTCAGCAGCACCCTCCGATCATCTTGCAGATGGCACAGGGTGCTGTGATCTGCACCGTGATGGAGCTGCTGGCCGGTCTGGTGCTCAACGTCTGGCTCGGTCTGAATGTATGGGACTACTCTGGCGTGCCCGGCAACATCATGGGGCAGGTGTGCCCGCAGTTTACCATTGCGTGGGCGGCACTGTCCACGGTTGCGGTATGGGTTGAAGATCGTTTGCACGATATCTTCGACTAAATGCTCAGAATTGCGGTAAAGTGCTCAAAATAAAAGAAAAATGTACACTTTGATAGGGCGAATGCCCGGAAAGGAACAAACTATGTACGAATATAACACCTCTGCTATTGTGGGTATTTAATTATGCCGACGGAGGTTATCTGCACCATTATCACGGGTGCTGTCGGAATTATCTGCGCTGCTATGGCGGCGCAGTCCGGCAAGCGCGAGAAGCGAGCAAAGGAAGAAACGGAGCGGGTAAACCGGAGGGCGGAACAACGAGCCAAAGAGGGACGCTTACAGCTTGCAATGATTAACGCAAACTGTCAGCTTACCGTTGGCGTAGCAATGGCATTAAAGCGCGGTCACTGCAACGGTGAGGTAGAAGCAGGACTTGCGGCCATTGAAAAAACAACCAAGGAGTACGAGCAGTTCTTAGAAGGGATTGCTATAGACCATATTGCGAGGTGAGAGTATGAAGGTAAATATCCCTGTACGAATGAAGAACCCGTGGTTCTGGGTCGGTATTGTCAGCGTGGCAATCACGGCCATTGGCGTTGACCCGCAGACGTTTACGAGCTGGGCGGCTGTGTGGGACGGTATTGTTTCGGTGCTGGAAAATCCGGTGCAGCTCTGCACGATGTGCCTTGCGGTGCTGAGTGTGTTTATCGACCCGACGACGGCGGGCATTACGGATTCCAAAACGGCGCTGACCTACACCGCACCGAAGAAGAAGGGTGAGTAAAGTAAATGAGTATTCCATTCAAACAGTGCAACGAACGAAACTACCGCAAGGGCAGAGCGTTTGCAATCAGCTGGATTTGCCTGCACTTTACGTCCGGCAACGGTGACACGGCACAGAATAACGCGGATTATTTCGCGCGTGAGGGCGGTTTGAACGCAAGCGCACATTATTTCGTGGATACGGAAAGAATCGTGCAGAGCGTAAAGGACGGCGACACGGCATGGCATTGCGGCAGGGAGCGCGGCGGCAGCTACTACAACGACTGCCGGAACGCAAACAGCATCGGCATTGAAATGTGCAGTATCATCCGAAACGGTGTATACGTCATCCCCGAAGCGACGATGAAGAACGCCGCAAAGCTGACGCGGGAGTTGATGGCAAAGTACCATATTCCGGTATCGCGCGTGTGCCGTCACTATGATGTGACGAGAAAAAATTGTCCCGAACCGTGGATTCGCAATCCTCAGTTGTGGGAGAAGTTCAAAACCATGCTGACAGAGAAAGAGGTTGAAGACATGACGGAAGCACAGACCCGCGCAATCGCAAAGCAGGAGATTGCAAACGCTGAGAACGCCAAGAAGGTATATAACACGGTAGACGCAGTACCCGCATGGGGCAAAGAGACCGTTCAGAAGCTCATCAATAAGGGATTTCTGCAAGGCGACGATCAGGGCAAGCTGGCGCTGACGACCGACCTGCTGCGCCTACTGGTTATCAACGACCGTGCGCACCTTTACGGCTAAGTTGCGGACGAACACAAAAGATGGTATAATCCTATCAGAATTGAAAAAACGCATTGTTCCTGCGCTCCCCGAAGCCTTATGAACCTACATAGGGTATAGACGTAGAGGACGTGGGACGGTGTGTTTTTATAGGGTGCGAAGCGCGAAAGTGTGTCGCACCCGATTTTTTTATACAAGGGGAAAGATATGCGGTGACACCATAACGAGGGGATACCGCATGAAATTAACGGAATTTACAATGCCGGAGGTGGAATACTTCCGGCGTGAGTGCAATTTTACACCAGAAGAGCGCGCCGTGTTTGATCTGCGAACATCGGCGCGCTCTATTACTCAGATTTGCATGACGCTGCACATGAGCGAAAGCACGGTGCATCGTCGGTTGAACAGC